ATGCCAGGTCGTTCTTCGCCGGCCTACTCAAACGCAACAAGCTCCAGCCCGGCGACATGCTCCCGGCTCTGGCGCAGGCCCAAGCAAACGCCACGCCTGACCCGAAATCCTACCTGACGGCGTCGGCCAGACGCATCGCCAGCGGCGATCCGCCTGAGCCGCCGAAGCGGGTGAGCTTCGTCTGATGGCGACCAAGGAGCAGAAGGCCCGAGAGGCCGGCATCGATGTCCGCTCTCACCAGAGCGACTACCGAACGCCGTGCCCGTCCTGTTCGCCCAACCGGCGCAAGAAAAAGGACCCGTGCCTGCACATCACGATCAAATCCGACGCGGTCCTAGCGACCTGTTTTCACTGTGATTTCAAAGGGGCGTACTTCGATGATCAGCAACCGTCATATGGAAATTCTGGAAGCGCGCGGTCTGGATATCGAACTGGTGGACCGGCTCGGCCTGTCGAGCGTCGACCGCGCTGGTGGTGAAGCCCTGGCCATCCCGTTCAAGCGGAACGGTGAGGTGGTTCGCCGCAAGTTTCGGAGCTTCGATCGCGAAGAGGGCAAGTGGACCGCCGAAAAGGGCGGGATCCGCTGCGCCTTCAACGAGGACTGCCTTCGAGACGGCGACCTCGACGTCCGGCCGGTGATCATCACGGAAGGCGAGTTCGACGCTATCGCGGCGATCCAGGCGGGGTTTCTGCGCACCATCAGCGTTCCAGACGGTGCGCCGCCGCCAGGCGACCGCTCAGCGGAGGATCTGGAGGCGTCGGCCAAGTATTCCTGGCTCGCGGAAATCCGGTCACTGCTCACGAAGGAGCGGGCGCCGGAGATCATCATAGCGGCCGACGGCGACACCAACGGCGCAGCGCTGTTGCAGGACCTGTCAGTGCAGCTGGGGCGGGCGCGTTGCCGCTTCGTGGTCTACCCGAAGTCGGCCAAGGACCGCGGCCGCGACCGGTGCAAGGATTTGAACGAGGTCTTGGAGGACTACGGCGTCAAGGGCGTCGAGCAAACGATCGCCAAGGCTCAATGGATCAAGGCCGACGGCGTCTATCGCATGGGCGAGTTGGCGCCGCTTCCGCCGATGCGGATCTTCGAACCCCGGCACGAGCTGTTCCGCGAGCATTTCAAGCTCCGCCTCGGCGATTTCTCGGTGTTCACTGGGACCCCAGGCTTCGGCAAGACCAGCTTCGTCAACGACCTGCTCTGCGGCATCAGCTACGACAACGACCTGCCCATCGCTTGGGCCTCGTTCGAACAGGAGCCGCAGCGCGACCACAGGCGGTCGCTGAGGACCTGGTTTCACGGCCAGCCTGAGCACGCCCAGGACGAACAGCAGCGAAAGGCGGCGGATGTCTGGATTGACCGGCTCCACCTCTTCCTGATCCCCGGCGAAGACGACGATGCGTCGCTGGACTGGTTGATCGACAAGATGGAACTGGCGGCCGTCCGCCACGGCGCCAAGATCTTCGTCATCGACCCGTGGAACGAGCTGGAGCACGACCGCCGGCGGGATGAGAGCGAGACCGAGTACATCGGCCGGGCTATCCGGCTGCTCAAGCGCTTCGCCAAGTCGTTCCAGGTCCACGTCGCGGTGATCGCGCACCCGACCAAGTCAGTTAAGGACAGCGACGGCAACTACAAGATGCCGACGCTCTACGACATCGCGGGCTCGGCCAACTTCTACAACAAGGCTGACCTGGGCGTGATCATCCACCGCGCCAGCGAGACCGAGACCATCATCAAGGTCCAGAAGTCGCGATACCACGACACGATCGGCCGCCCCGGCGAGGTCGTCATGCAGTTCTCGAAGGACGAGCGGAAGTTCGTTGAGCAGGGCAGGAGCCTGCTGTGACCGTCCGCCTGATCGCCATCACTCAGCCCGTCATCGAAGGCGTCAGCACGCCAGCTGAACTCCTGGCCTACTGCGCCAGGGTCTCCTCGACCGCCAACCAGATGAACCATGACACTGGCCCGAAGCTTATCCGGAGCCTGATCCGGCGGAAGGAATGGTCGCCGCTGGAAATGGTGAGCCTGACCATGGAGATTTCGACGACGCGGGATATCGCGCGCCAGATCCTGCGGCACCGGTCGTTCTCGTTCCAAGAGTTCAGCCAGCGCTACGCCGTGGTCGCCGAGGCGCCGATCTATCGGGAGGGCAGACTTCAGCACCCGACCGACCGTCAGGCCTCTGTCACGTCCAATGACGGTGCCCTGGAGAACACCTGGCAGGCGATGCAACTCGACGTCGCCCTGGTAAGCCAGAACGCCTACCGCTGGGCCCTAGCCAACGGCATCGCCAAGGAACAGGCCCGCGTCGTCCTGCCAGAAGGCATGACCAAGTCGCTGCTCTACGTCCAGGGCACGCTTCGCTCCTGGTGGCACTACACCGAGGAGCGATCGAAGCCGAGCACGCAGGCCGAGCACCGCGCGATCGCCGAGGCGGCCAGGGCCATCGTGCTCGCGCAATTCCCGATGCTTGGGGAAACGGCATGACCCAGCGCCAAGCTTACCTCCCCATGGCGAAGCGCCCGCTGACCGCCCGACAGCAGCAGGCGGCGGACCTTTACCTCCAAGGCCTGACGTTGGTGCAGATCGCTAAGAGGATGGGTGTCCGCTGCGTCGGCGCGCTGCTCGACAAGGCCCGCGCCAAGGGCATCGACCTGCCGGTCCGTGCGCGGGGCCGCCCCCGGCGACAAGGTGACGAGCTATGACCAGGCGCCATCGCTACCAGAACCCCACCAAGGACAGCAGCATGATCCGAACCCTCACCATCGCCGCCGGCCTTGCGCTGGCTCTGGGTGCGACGCAGGCCCAGGCCGACCCGTGCACCGCGCCTGTTCGAGGCTTCAAGGCCGGGGACCGGCTGACCGGGCTCGTGTGGGCGTCCATCGACGGTGACGGGCTCTGCATCTCGAACAGCCCTGATCCGTCGACCTGGATTGAGATCCGGGAGGCCGACTGGTTCGCGCCGGAGATCCATGAGCCCGGCGGACGGCAGGCCAAGGCCGTCATGGATCGCCTCGTCGGCCGGCGCGCGGTGTGCACCGTTCGCCGCGGCCAAGGCGGGCGCACCAGCTCCTACGATCGCGTCATCGCGGCCTGCAGCGTCGACGGCGTCCCGATCGGCGTCCGGATGCGCGCGGCCGGCGTCAAGCCGGGCGGCAGAGGGTTCGTTCGATGATCCCCGGCCGCATCCCAGGCGCCACCCGTGTCCTCGGCGCTCCGGCAGGCTGGGACGTCAGCGCGAATGGCCTTTGTTCCGGCCTCGCCATCCGGGACTGCGACGGAGTCATGCTCTCGTCCTGGCAGCCAAGTCCAGAAGAGATCGAGCGCATCGTCGCGGGCGCGCCCGTCCACCTCTACGTCTGGGGCGCCGGCCATCCGCCCGTGGCGCTCGAAGTGCCCCTCCCGCCGGACGCCGTCGACGCGCTCCTGGCGACCACCAGCTGAACCTTCAATGTCGGGGAATACCATGAACGCGAACACCAAAATCACCGCCCCGGTCCTGACCCTGCTTCGGGGTGTCAGGCTTGAAGGCGACCTATCCGTCGTCACGCCAGGCCCGGTCGATCACCTCCACGAGCGCGACCTAGCCATCCTCAACGAGGCCGAACGGCTTCACACCTCCGGAGAGGTCGACCGCGCCGCCAAGATGATCCTCCGGCTCGAGCAACGCTTGGGGATCACCCAAGCCGACCGGCTCGCGGCCGCGGCGCCAGTTGAAGACTGGGAGGACGACCTGGTCGCCGCGCTCCTGGATCTGTCGGCCGAGCCCGAGCCCGAACCGGTCCAGGCCTATCCGCGCACTCTGGGCCGCCTGAACGAGCCCGAGGAGAAGGCCGTCCTGGCCGCCGCCGCCAAGCTCGCCCGGGCCAAGACCAAAGGCAACAAGGCCATAGCGACCGGAGAGCTGGCCAGGATCGACAGCCGCCGGAACCAACGGGTCGAACTTCGGGAGCGCGCGGAGGGCATCGCAGAGACCGTCAAGCTGGCCAAGGCCCGGGGGGAAGAGGTCAGCGATAATCCGATCGCCGGCGGCGGGGCGCGCATGCTGTCGCGTGACGGTCTCAGGCAGCTCCGCGAGCGAGGCCATCTGACGGACGCCCACTATGCGGTCGGGCTCCAGTACCGCGAAGGATACGAGGCCCGCTCCTGTGACCTCCAGGCCGCCTCGATCGGCGAGACCGGCGGCGGCGCCCACGACAACGACAAGTTCGTCGAGGCCCGGCTTAAGCGGGCCAAGGCGCTGGATTTCGTTGCCAGGGTCGACCGGGCGGTGGCGATCGGTGCGCCGATCTCCGCCTTGCAGATGCTCCGCTGGGTCGCGGGGGATGCTGGCGCGCTCCGGGCGTGGGGTGGGGGCCGCGCCTTCGATCGAAACCGGTCGGCGCTCGTCGACGCGCTGAATGTCGCCCTGGGGGTCAAGACAAAGCTCGCGGAGGAGTCTCGTCGGCGCGAAGTGTCCGAAAATCCCGGCAAAACATCGCAGCAGTTGTGACTGAGTACAAGAAAGCGATACTGTAGCCCCATGAACGCCCGTGAATTCCGCTCCGCGCTCGCAAAGCTAGGGCTCTCGCAAGCCGATCTGGCCCATGCCCTGGACCGCAGCAAGAACACCGTCACGGCTTGGGTCAACGCCGACGATGTGCCGGCCGAGGCGCGCCTATTCCTTTGGATCGCCAAGACCCATGACATCGACACCGCCAAGGAGGCTTTTCGAGAATGACCGTAGCCGACCTGCTCGCAGTGCTCGCCGCGATCGCGGCGGTGAACATCGGTTGAGGAAAAATGACAGAGCGCCAAGATCCAGAGTGGGTGACCTTGAGAATCTTCGGCTCGCCCTGGGAACAGGAGCTGGACGTGAGATCCGGAAAGTATCGCCATCGGCCTCAGGCGCCGACCGACGAAATCCTTCACGAGTGGCGGGACGGCCCAGCACCCGACGCCGCGGTGTTGAGGGAAGCGAACGCGTGACACCCTCCACGATAGCCCTCGCCATAGCCTTGACGCTCAACGCGGCCTTGCTGGTCGCGTTCGTGACCTTCAGCGTCATCGATCTCCGAGCTTCGCAGAGCGCTCGCCCGCTTCGCTTGATCGCCCTGCGAATCACGATCACGCTTTTGTTGCTCGACGGGCTGTGCCTGATCGCGAGCGCCACACTGAAAGTCCTAGAAACATGACCCCCGAACAGAGAGCGGTCTTCAATTTCCAGGTCGAAGAAGGGGTGTGGTTGATTCTCGATGGCGGCCGTGCCGCAGTGGCGCGGCAAAAAGCGAGGCGACCCCGGTTTGTGGACCGGCTGTCAGCCGCGTGGAAACGGGCAGTAACGCCGAGGCGCGACATCTAGCGCCGATCGCCTGCGCGCCTACCGCATCTTGACGAAGCGGAACAAACATGACTATGAATTCGGCAGTCGGCGCTTAGCGCCTGAGGCCCTGGCGGAGAACGCCGCGCCACAATTCCATTTCCCGCTCTCCCTGATCAAGGCTGAGACGAGCCCCTCCGCTAGCCGGGAAGGGCGGGAAAACCCCTAGCGCGCAAAGAGCGCAGCGACAGCGACGACTAAGGCAAGGGCCGAAACTGCCAAGGCCCAGCGGGCCGTGCGCGACGAAGCCTCCGCTGCTGCTGCCGATCGGATGGCGGCGTCGGCTGTCACCTGCTCGTGCTCGGCTACCGCCACCTGCTCCCGTTCCAGCAACACCATTTCGGCGAACGCGGCGTTCTCACCCCCGAAGACAGACGTGGCGATTTTCTCGCGCAGTTCTTCGCTACTCATGGTGCGGATGTACGCCTTCTTGTCGTCGCTGATCATTTTCAGGCCCTCCGAGCGTGAGCATGGCGCCCACAGCCAGGCGGGCCAACCCCTTCGCGCCGCCGTCACATCCTACAGCAGGGCCTTGAGCATAGGCGGGCCTGGCGCGAAACCCACACCCAGGAGGCCGACATGGACCACCTCCGCAACTTCGCCGCGGTCGTCGCCATCGGCTTCGTCGTGATCCTCGGCGTCTGCGCCCTGACCGGGCTTGTCTCCGCCAGGACCATTGGCAGGATCGTCGGGGATCTCTGGTGAGCGACGAGACCAAGGGCGGGAAGCGCCGCCCCCAGGACGCGGACCTCCCAGACCTGATGTTCCACATGTCCGAGGGCAAGTCGCTCCGGAAGGCGTGCGAGGAACTGGGCATCGACCCGCCGTCGGCACACCACTGGCTCGAAGCTGACGACGACCGGCGCCAACAATACGCACGTGCGCGCGCGCTCCGGTCGGAGTTCCACGCCGACAAGGGCCTGGAGATCGGGTATGCGGCGGCGTCTGGCCAGATGGTCGAGATCAACGGCGAAGAGGTCACGATCGACCCGAACGGCGCGCGGGTCGCGCTGGACGCTATCAAATGGTCGACAGCCCGCATGAACCCCAAGGGTGAGCCGACCAAGAAGCTGGCGATCAACCACCTGTTCAACGGCAGCGACGAAGAGCTCGACGCAGCGATCGATGAGCTGACCGAAGGCGACATCGATGAAGCTCCGGCCGAAGGCTGACCTCAGTCGCGCCGAGAAGGAAAAGCTCCTCGCGCTCCTCCAGGAGAAGCACAGGCGACAGCAGGCCAAGCGGGTCAGTGAGGACCGCGTCGGCGTCCTGTCCAACTGCGAGACCCTGTACGGCTTCATCCAGGAGTTCTGGTACGTCCTGGAGCCGGCGCGGCCGTTCAAGGGCGGTTGGGCGCTCCGGGCGATGTGCGCCCACCTTGAGGCGGTGACCCAGGGCGAGATCCTTCGCCTCCTGATGACCGTCCCACCGGGGATGATGAAGTCGCTCCTGCTGGTCTTCTGGACCGCGTGGGAGTGGGGTCCAAAGGGGATGCCGCACCTGCAGGTGCTGGCAACCTCATACAGCCAGGCCAACGTCCTCCGTGACAACCTGAAGCTCCGCCGCCTGATCGAGAGCGAGAAGTTCCAGGCGCTGTGGCCGATCGAGCTTCGGGCCGACCAGAACGCCAAGGGCAAGTTCGAAAACACCGACAACGGGTTTTCTGAGGCGCGCCCGTTCAGCTCTATGACCGGTGGCCGCGGCGACCGCGTGAAGGTCGACGATCCGCATTCGACCGAGACGGCTGAATCCGACGCCGAGCGCGACACTGCAACCCGGATCTTCCGCGAAGGCATCTCTGACCGGCTCAACGACGTAACGACGTCAGCCATCGTCATAATCATGCAGCGTCTTCACCCGAAGGACGTCGCGGCGGTGGCGCTGGAACTGGACATCGGGTTCGTCCACCTCAACCTCCCGATGGAGTTCGAGGTAGAGCGGACCGACGAGGGCGGAAAGACGACGGGCGGCCCCTGCCGCACCTATCTGAACGGCGCGCTGTTGTTTGAGGACCCGCGCACCAAGGATGGCGAACTCCTCTTCGCCGAGCGCTTCCCTGCCGACGCCGTCGTCAAGCTCAAGAAGGCCAAGGGCGCCTACGCCTGGGCTGGCCAATATCAGCAGCGCCCGTCACCTCGCGGCGGCGGCATGTTCCAGCGCGACTGGTTCAGCGTCATCGATCAACTGCCGGCCGCACCGGATTGGACCTACTGCAGGGGCTGGGACTTTGCGGCCACCGAGGGCGGAGGAGACTACACCGTCGGGTGCAAGCTGGCCTACTCGCCGAGCCTGGCATGGTTCGTCGTCGTCCATGTCGTAAGGGACCAGAAGGGACCGGCCGGCGTCGATCTCTTGCTGAAGACCACGGCCGGCCACGACGGATTCGGCGTGATCCAGCACCTCCCGATCGACCCGGCCGCTGCGGGGAAATCCGACAATCAGTCGAAGGTGAAGGTCTTGGTCGGGCACGACGTCCGATCGAACCGCCCCACCGGCTCGAAAGAACTACGCGCTAGGCCCGCAGCGGCCCAGGCGGAACCCGGCAACATCTCGCTTCTGCGGGGCTCTTGGAACGAGGAGTTCATGGACGAGATCTGCACCTTCCCCAACGCAACGCACGACGACCAGGTCGATGCCTTCGCGGACGCGTTCAACCAGCTGGCACTTGTTGTCCCCTTCAAGTGGCACGTCGCCTGATGGGCTGGTGGGAACGCCTGACCGGGCGCGAGGTCAAATACTCGGCCGTCGGGCCAATCATCGCCACTGCCCACGTCGGGCAGCCGGCGTGGACGCCGCGCGACTACAAGCAACTCGCCGAAGAGGCCTACCGCCGCAACGCCATCGCCTACCGCTGCGTGAAGATGATCGCCTCGGCCGGTGCCTCTATGCCGTGGGTCGCCTATAATGGTCTTCGGGAGCGGGCCGAGAGCGATCCGCTCCTGAAGCTGCTGCAGAACCCCGGCCCGAACGTCGGCGGTCAGCAGTTCTTCGAGGCGTACTTCGCCTACATGCTGCTCTCGGGAAACGGCTACATCGAGGGCGTCGGCCCGAACGATGCGGCGGCGCCGATCGAGCTGTGGATCCACCGTCCCGACCGGATGAAGGTCATCCCCGGCAAGTTCGGCCTTCCCGAGGGCTACCGTTACGACGTCAACGGCCTGGCCAAGGACTGGCAGTCCGACCCGATCACCGGCAAGGGGCCGATCCTTCACGTCAAGGAGTTCAACCCTCTCGACGACTGGTATGGGATGCCGCGCGTCGATCCGGCCGCGTACGCCATCGATCGCCACAACGCCGGCTCGGCCCACAACAAGGCGCTGCTGGACAATGGCGGACGCCCGTCCGGTGTCCTGAATTTCAAGTCGATCACGGTCAACGGATCCGCGCAGAACGCGCCGCAGGACGTCATCGACAAGGCCAAGGCCCGTCTGCTGGAAAGCAGCCGAGACCTGACCAAGCGCGGCGAACCGCTCGTCCTGTCCGGGGACGTCGAGTGGCACGAGATGGGGATCAGCCCGAAGGATATGGACTTCGGCGAAAGCATGGACGCCGCCGGCCGGGATATCTGCTCGGCGTTCGGTGTGCCTCACATCCTCGTCGTGCCCGGCCAGGCCACCTACAACAACCTGCGTGAGGCGCGCCTGCAACTCTACGAGGACACGGTCCTCCCGCTGGCCGCTCAGCTTCGCGGCGCGCTGAACACATGGCTAGCGCCCCGCTTCGGAACGCGCCTGCGCCTGGAGCACGATCTTGACGAGGTGCCGGCCCTGGAGCCTAGGCGCGAGGCCAAGCGCAAGAGCACCATCGACCTCTTCAAGGCCAAGATCATCACCCGCAACGAGGCGCGCGACGCGCTTCAGTACGACGCCGTTGAAGGCGCTGATGGCGATGCCTTCGACACGTCGACCCAGCCCGCACCCGACGCCATCAAGCCGGACGTGACCAACCCAGACACCACGGCAGGAGACGCATGACCATGGACCGTTTCAACTGCCACATGGAGATCAAGTTCGCCGGTGATGAGGCCAAGACGGGAGCTTTCTCCGGCTACGGCGCGGTCTTCGGCAACGTGGACAGCTATGGCGACGTCATCCAGAAGGGCGCGTTCAAGGAGACGTTGCGCGAGGCCAAGAAGGCCGGCCGCATGCCCAAGATGCTGCTGCAGCACGGCATGGGCTTCTCGACGATGGACGACATCCCCGTCGGCCTCTGGAACTCGATGGAGGAGGACGACGTCGGGCTCAAGGTCGAAGGGGAGCTTTTCGCGCTCACGACCGAGCGCGGGCAATACATCTACGAAGGCATGAAGACCGGTGCCATCGACGGCTTGTCGATCGGGTTCAAGGCCAAGGAGTTCACCTTCGGAACGAAGCCGGACGAGCCCCGCCGCACACTCAAGAAGCTTGACCTCCACGAGGTCAGCATCGTGACATTCCCGGCCAACGACCGCGCCCGCATGACGGGCGTCAAGTCGGCAGCCGACTACACCCCCCAAGATTGGCGCGCTCTTGAAGCGGTCCTTCGTGACGAAGGCCTCTCGCGCTCGGACTCGGTCAAGGCCGTGTCCGGCTTCAAGGCATATCTCCAGCGTGACGCTGGGGTTTCGGATCCCGCCCCTCGCGACGAGACGGCGGCCGAGGAAAAGCAGCTCCGCGAACTCGCGGGGCTCATCCGGGCCCTCACGGCCTAACCCTACATCACACGGAAAAATCAGATGAGCGACACGGACAAGACCGCCGCTGGCGAAGTCATGCGCGCGTTCGAGGAATTCAAGGCCACGAACGACAAGCGCCTGGCGGAAATCGAGAAGAAGGGCGTCGCCGATCCCACGACCGAGGCCAAGCTGGTCAAGATCGAGGGCGACATCGCCAGGTTCGAAGACCTGAACCAGAAGGTCACCGCCTCCGACCAGGAAGCCAAGGCCGCCAAGGAAGAACTCGCCGAGCTGAAGGGCAAGTTCGACGGCCTGTCGACGGCCCTGCGCCGCACCGGCGGTTCCGCCGATCCGGCGGAACGCGCCCAGGAACTGAAAGCCGCCCGCAACCACTGGGCCCGCGGCGTCATCGCCTCGACCGTGCCCGGCATGCAGCCCACCGCCGAGCAGTTGAAGGCCCTGGCCGACGTCGACGCCGAGTTCAAGGCGCTGTCGGTCAACAACGACTCGACCGGTGGCTACTTGGCTCCGGCCGAATACGTCCGCGAGATCATCAAGGGCGTGACCGAGATCAGCGCGCCGCGGCTCCTGGTCCGCGTCCGCTCGACCGGCGCCAAGTCGATCATGCTGCCCAAGCGGACCGGCCAATTCGCCGCCCAGCGCGTGGCCGAGCAGGGCACCCGTTCCGAAACGGACGGCCTGCGCTACGGCATGGTCGAGATCGTCGCGCCGGAGATGTTCGCCCTGATCGACATCAGCCAGCAGAACCTCGAGGACAGCGCGTTCGACCTCGAAGCCGAGCTGTCGATGGAGGCGGTCGAGCAGTTCGCCGTCAAGGAAGGCACCGAGTTCGTCTCGGGCACCGGTGTCGGCGAGATGGAAGGCATCCTGACCAATGCCGACGTGTCCGCCACCAACTCGGGCTCGGCGACCACGATCAAGGGTACCGGCGGCGACGGCGACGGCCTGCTGTCGCTGAAGTACGGCATCAAGACCGCCTATGCCCGCAACGCCACATGGATCATGAACCGGACCACCCTGGGCAGCGTCCGTCGCCTGAAGGACGGCCAGGGCGCCTACGTCTGGCAACCGGGCATCGCCGATGGTCGCCCCAACACCATCGACGGCGACCCCTACGTGGAAGTGCCGGACATGCCGTCGGAGGGCGTGAACACCTATCCCGTGGCCTACGGCGACTTCCGCCGCGCCTACTCGATGGTGGACCGTGTCGCCATGCAACTGCTCCGCGACCCCTACACCCAGGCCACGTCGGGCAACATCCGGTTCCTGTTCCGTCGTCGCGTCGGCGGCGCCGTGGTGCTGGCCGAGGCCATCCGCAAGCTGAAGTGCTCGACCTAAGAGCCTGACGCCGGCCTGAACCCTCATGGGGCCGTCCAGAGCGGCGGCCCCTTTCTCCCCATCTCGACAAGGAA